AACAAGTAACGATCTCCACCTTGTACTGGCAGACCTCTGTGTAGGTTGGTAAAGCTAGGAAAGATTAGAGCGTGACCACTGGGCAGAGGATTGAGCACACCATGATTATGGAATTCAGTGCCACCTCCTTCATAGGAGCCAGTGTTCAAAGGAACAACGACACTGATCTCAGCACTGTCGTCATGATGCCATGCACCTTGTTTCTTATCGACAAGGTTGTAGTTGGCTATCTGTATTGTGGTGGGGTCTTTACAGTCACGTTGCCATATCGCATTGAAGATTGGGTTGAGCACAGTTTGTGTGACAAACCACATGTTCCTATACAGCTCAGGCACTTGCTCTTTTAAAACAATCTCAGGTATCTGCCTGAGCTCGTCTTCTGCATCGTTACCTACAAAGCCTACTTCTTTTTTCATCAGCTCGATCTCTTTGACCAACAGCTTACAGAAGTGTCTTCTAAACAAAGGTACTCTGTAGACATCAGGAAATATTTTTTTAACCACCTTATGTACAGGGGTTTTACCCATGTTATCCACACCATCTCCAGCTCTATACTTGGCTATCAAAGGCAAAGTCTCCTCTACAGCATTGTAAGTGGTTTGGTTTATCATCCAGTGTGACTGCATGCTTAACAGGTAATTCTTCAATTTGTACATGGTTTTGTAGTTTAACATACAATATAAAATATATATTTGTAATTTGTTGCAAATATTAGTAGAATAACCCACATGGAAAATCAAGCATTAATAGATGATGGTAAACAGAGAAAGAGTTTGGCTGTAGATGTTAAGACTTATGACTTACTTCAAGATATATGTAACCAAGAGCACAGATCGAAGATAGACCAGCTCAAGGTTCTTATTGAGAAAGAACATAAACGCTTGACCACAGCAGTAGTCTAATGTTCTTCAAAAGCATTATGACTAAGAAACCAGTACCTCAAAGTTATAAGCCTGTGGTGGAAGCACCAGAGGTTATAGAACTTTACAGCAGATTAACATTGCACCACCAGACAGCTCTTCTAAGGTTAATCTCTAGGAACCTAGAGATAGAGATAGATGGGCAAACTACCATGGGATATGACATGGACTTCGAGGTCGAAGGAGCAATGATTAAAGGTACTGAGTCCTTAGACTAAGCCAGCAATACCAGTCTGTCTTCTCATAGCAATCTCTCTATCGTCTTCGTTAGGAAGGATAGTAGGAGACATCATTTGTTGTGGAGCTAGTGTGGGTTTAGGAGCTTCAAACATATTACCTTGTACTTGTGGCATCTGGAAGCTATCTATAGAACCTTGTAGGTTTTCTGTGTCTTGTTGTTGAGTTTCTTGTGGTAATCCATCGCCCATGTAAGGTCTTTCAGGGTCTTCAACAATTTCTTCAAAACCTTCTACAGCACCTCTAGTCATGGTTTGTTTTAAACCATAATCGTATTTATTAAAAACATTGTAAATTTCATCCATTGTTTTGCCAGCATCAGCGTCAACCAAAACATCAGCCATTTTTTGCATGTAAGCTTGTCTTTGTTCTATTGCAATACCTCTCATTAAATCATCACCAACCTGTCCTGTTACTAATCTAGGTATAAATCTAATCGCTGCTAAACTTGTATTTATAGCTTTAGCTGACATGTTAGGAGCTTCTTTAGCTATCACTTCTTCCATTGCACTAAATGGTTGAGTAATAGAGCCACCTCTTGGAACTCTTTTAAAAGCAACGCCCATTAAATCTACCATTTTAGACCATTGTGCAAATTCGTCTGGCTCTAACATTTCTTTTAACATTACATTAACATTAGAATTTGACATAAATTTTTGAAACCCCGGTAACCCTTGTTCAAGCAAATCTGGATTATTAAGCCTGTTTAAATTTTGCAGTATGTATTCTTTTTTTACATCTTTAAAAAGGTCTGGGTCTGCTACACGCAATATTCTTTTTGCGTTTCTTAATGATTTAATAGAAACATTGGGGTCAAACAAATTTTTCATTGCTGTTGCTGTTTGCTTGTCTGTCATCATTTTAGCAAACCTACCAATAGCACTTTTTTCTATTTGCATCATAGATGGTTTGTTTGGGTCATACACTCTTCTTGCCAAACGATATATCGGCTCTGCTTCATCCATGAGGTCAGTTAACTGGTTTGATACGCCAAGCATAACTGTATAATCTTCAGACCCAGTGTCTCTTGCTGCGTTTATTAATACGTTCATATCACTTGTTCTTCTTTGGTCTAAAGAACTTAAATCATCAATTATTTTATTATCAGCATCATAAAACAAACTTTTAAGTTTTTTGTAATTTTTAACACTATCTGGAGAGGTCTTTATTGTGTTAATTATGCTTCCTGTTTTTTCATCTCGCACCACTCCAGCTATTTTATCATCAAGAATTTTAATTAATCCCTCAACCCCATTAACTTTTATGCCACCGGGATAATTTTTAATGTAGTCATAAAGCACCCTAGCCCTTGCCTTTCTTTTTTTAATCAACTCATCTACAGTCTTTTGTGAAGCGTTAACTATTCTAGTATTGATGTCACCAACGCTTTTGGCAGAACCAATTTGGTTGGCAAATTCTTCTATAGATTGTTTAGTCAACTGAGCCCTAGTGGCATAAAAACTTCTTATGTTATTAATTTGTGGTTGTGCTGACAAAAAATGTTGTATACCAATACCTTTATTTGCTATTTCACCAGCTTCTGCTGGAGTCAATTCTATGCCAAATTTTTTGCTTTCTTTTATAATTTCATCTGTACTGGTTCTTAGATTAACTAACATTTTTAACAAATCATCTCTGCCTAAAAATTTATTAACTACTTTTCTTGTAGGACCCATGCCAAAAGGCAACGCAGAAAATAAACTAGACATACCTAAATCTTTTATAGCAGCTGCCATTTCTTCTGGAGGTGCGTTGTAAAATTGGTCTATAACCAACTCCCTCGAATATCTATTGATTCCACCAACCATTAGGTTTCCAGTAGCTCCACCAGCTGCGGTGTAACCAAGTATTGTTGCACCTACTGCCCAAGGATTTTTAGGTCCTTGTGCTGCTTTTTTCAATCCCATTTCAAAACCTTTTTTTGCACCAGCAATACCACCAGCAACGTCTGATATAAATGTTGTAGCTGGTACAAGGTTTGGAACTATTTTGTCACCTACTAACCCATAACTAGCTAAATCTGGAAACTCTTTTGCCCAATTTCCTACATTATCATCCCAATAAAGCAAATCGCCTTGGTCATTTATTTTGTATTTAAAAGGTGCGTTAGGGTCATTTGGGAATCTTTCAGAAGCTAAATAATCAATCATTGTGTCTTGATTCATAAACAAATTAGCTCTTGTTTTACGCATCATATAATTGTCATTAATTTGATTTACTTGTTGTTGTCTCAAATTAATCTCATTAACTTTTTGTATATCTTTGTCTAATTCTGATTGTGACATGTGTTATTGACTTAGTTGTAGGTTTAAATCTTCTAAAAGCTGTCGAGCTCTAGGTTCATCCTGTTCAGGATAATCACCATTCTCAAGTTTTCTTTTTATTTCATCTCGTTGAGCTCTAAGTGCATTTTTATCACCAACTGGATTGCCTTGTGGTCCTCCACCACCAGAAGAAGATGTACTTGATTGTCCTGTATATCTTTCTTTGGCTGTGTTGTAAGCTTCTAAATCTTGTCTCTCTATTAGAGAAGATTGTTCTTCTTCTGTGAATAGTGGATTGTTTTTCTTCCACGTTACAGCAAACAAAGCCAAATCATCAGAAACTTGAGAGCTACTTCGTTTTACACCCATTGTTGCTGCATCGTCTTCTATTCTTCTTTTTTCAACCATATATGCTTCGGCAAATTGTTCTTGTCTATCTGCCATTCGGTCCATGTAACCTAACATTTCAAGATAACCTTTGTGTGTTCTGCCCATAGTAGCAGCAGCCTGTAAAAACATTTCCATTTCTCTGTTAGAAATAGCACCTTTTGTTAAAGCAACAGTAGCCATGGCAAAGCCTATACCTAATTGATTTCCTAAGTCTTCAGAAGCCAATCTATCCATGTTAATGTTAAAACCCAACCCAGCCATTATGTTCCTTGTCCAATTTGTCATTTCTGGAACTGCTCCAAATCTTTCAGGATATAAACCATTTTCAGTCAATCTATTAGCATTTAACCTAGCCTGTGCAACTGTATCTCTAGTAGAAGAGGCAGCCATAGATTCATCTATAATTTTACTTTGAAATTCTGATTGTGATTTTGCAGCTTCTTTGTCAGCAGTGGTTTCTGTCGTTTGGTCTACGTTTACAATACTGCTTGGGTCAGTCACTTTTGCCCAGCCTAAATCAGTAAGCGAATCTATCTTGCCTAAATTAGCACTGTTATCTCTTATGCTTATAAAGCTAGGTGAACCTATAGTTTCGTTTCTACCTAGTAGTGCATTAGTTTCTTCACTAGCAACACCCTCTATACGAATATGCTCTGCTGGGTTATTAGCTGATTTAATATTCATTAAAGCTAATTGATTTAAAAAATCTTCAGCTTTTTGTTCATCTTGCATAGCAAGCCTCGCTGCCTCTAAACCCATTTGTTGTTTTGTTTTTTTATCGTCAGCTAATGTTTGTCTCATAGTTTGAGAGGCTTTGTTAAAACCTAAAGCCAACCCAGCTCCAATAGCATTAGGTCTATCGGTTTGCATTTGTGCAGATAATCCTTGTGAAAGACTTGTAGCTAAATCAAAAAAATCAAAATTTCTTGAAGGTTCTTGTAAAGAACTTAATCTTTGTTTATATCTTTCAAAAGTTTTATTGTAATTTTCTTCCTTTTTGGAATTAATTTCATCTTCTAAATTTTTAATATTTTCTTCAAGGGTAATTTCTGCCATTATCTTGTCCTAGGTTGATTAGCCATGTTACCTAAAGCACCTAACGCCCCAAGACCTACATTAATACCAGCCATCATTGGACTAGGCTTAGGCGTAAACTGTGTACTTGTTTGGAAAGAACCTTGTGGAGCCATACTAATGAATGGTGATAAAGCTTGATATTGTGCCAATGGAGCCGCTTGTGCTGTCAGTTGGTTAGCTCTCTGAGCATCTAGTACAGCTTGATTCTGTGCTTGTTGCATACCACCTGAACTTAACAGTTGGTTCACATCAAATGCACCAGCTTGTTGTCTAGCAGAACCTAAGTTCTGTAGGTTACTACCTAAACCAAACTGAGCATTGGCTAGATTCTGTCCATATTGCGTTTCTAAAGCACCCATATTACTAAGAGCACCAGCACCAGTCTGAGCTGCTCCAAACCTTGTACCAGCTAAACCAGACAGTGTAGAACCTAAGTTTTGTTGTGCACCTAGCTGTGCTCCAGCTAATCCAGTCAACTGACTGCCTAAAGCTTGCTGTGCACCTAGTCTCTGACCTGATAAACCAGCCAAACCAGACGATGCAAGTCGCTCTGCTTGTCTTTGCCTTGCAAACTCACCTAAACCTGTCTGTTGAGCTTCTGAGAAGCCTCTTGATCTAATACCGCCTAGAGCCTCAGCAAGACCCCTACCTAATGATTCTCTTCGCTCTGACGCTCCTAATCTTGCCCTAGAACCAAATGCTGACTCACCACCTGTTTGTATGTCTCTAGCTCTTTGAGCCATGTCTTGTTTATCACCAGCTTCTAATACATCATCAATGGTTTGTTGAACCACTCGATCTTCGTAAGGATTGTAGAACTGACTGGTTAATCCTTGGTCGTAACCACCTGTAGTGCCTCTCATAAGATTCTCTGATTCACCGAGTCTTCTACCAAATCTGTCAGTAGCACCTATACCTCTACCAGCTATGCCACCTAATTGTGTACCAAAGTTACCAGCAGCTCCTCTTGCGATGCCTTCTACACCACCTAATTCACCTTGTAGATTGCCTATACCACTCTGTAGCTCCTGTAGTCCTCTCTGTTGAAAGCCTCTGCCTCTTTCTATGCCCTGACCTATATCAGTAACACCTCGCCTAAAAGAACTTTCTGCTCCTGTTAAGAATGGGTCTTGTATACCAACATTGCTTCTGGCTAAATCCATGCCAGATGTTTGATCACCTGTAAAACCAGCTCTTTGTTCTTCTACTACTCTTGGTGTGCCATCAGCGTTAAAGAAAGTCTTTTCAGCAGCTCGCATAGCACCGGGAATAAAGCCACCCTGTCCATCTAAACCAAACAACAACTGTTGTGTTAGTGCATCCATACCTGTTTCGTTTCTCTGTATGGTAGGAATGTAATTAGGTGATTCAGTCTGACCAGCACCTGTGTATGGAGCTAGTGGTTGTTCTCGGTCTGGTAGTGTTGTAGCACCAGTTCCTTTACCCAAAAAACCACCTGAATAAGAGGGAATACCTAACTCTGCTCGTTCTTCATCGGTATACGTTCTTCCAAGCAATCCTCCGCTACCTGTTCCTGTCGTTGGAGTTGCATATTGTACTTGTGGTCCAAACATAGCCTGTGCAGCTGCTAAACTATCTTCTCTATTGCCCAAAAAATCAGACATATCTATTCCATTATCAGTTCCCAATGGTAGTAGTTCACCAAGATCATTAGGTGCTGGTGTTACTGCTGGAGTAGGCATCTGTGGTGTAATACCTGACGCTAACAAGTTAGCATTAATTTCATCCATGTTTATTTGTGGAATCTGTACTGACTGACCATTTGGTAATGTAATGGTTTGCATAGGTAACATCGAACCAATGCCACTCATTTGTGTAGGTTGTATTTGCGGTAACGCTGGGTTTTGTAACGCTGGAGCTGTTGCCCTATCTCTTACACTGTCAAATAAATTATTAAAAAATGCCATATTACTTCTTTAAGCTGGTCTTGCTTGACTGCTAAAAGCCTCCATAAGTTGATACATTAAATCAGTGCCTCCATCCCTACTAGGAGCACCTGTAGGACTTAGAGTTATTATGCCACTTTCGTTGTTCATGTTGTAAGAACCAGCACCTCTAACAGCTTGTCCTGTCATGACAAACTCGCCATCTGATAACATTGCTGGCACATCGTCACTGGTTTCTGTACCTTCGCCATTGATCTGTCCGTTCATTCTATCAAAATCTTCTATAGCTACGTTGCCACCTTTAGCATAAGCCATAGGCATAACATAACCACCCATGTTGTAACCCATTCTTTTGACTACATCTGGAGCTACTCTTGCTAGTGATTCCAAGCCTTTGTTTGGATATTGTACTTCTCCGCCTTCTTGCATACCTCTAGCCATACCGCCCTCAAGGTCTTCTACAGCTCCGCCATACATCATTTCTCTTGGTTGACCACCACTAAGTTGTGGCATTGTGTTAGCTGGTAACAAACCAAACTCAGTAGGATTAGGTGCTCGTTGACCCATTCTCCTAGCGATCTCAGCTTCTAAGTTATATCGACCAGCTGCGTTCATAGTATTCAATGGTGTCAGTTGTACACCTTTGTCTTTCTTAGTGTCTTCATATGCCAATTTGCCTAAACCAGTAGCCAAAGCACCTATGCCCAACATACCCATGCCACTTAGACCACCTTCTGCGTTTCTCATGAAACCACTCAAAACAGGACTGCCATCAGGATTTGTTATGATGTTACCATTAGCATCTCGCATGGGTTCTCCACCATAGACATCCCTAAGACCACTAGCACCACCAAATCCAAAGGCATCACCAACACTTTTAATTAGTTGTGGTGTTTTGAACTCATTTGCTTTTTGATACTCTGCTTGTGTAATTACATTGCCTTCTGCATCTTGATAAACTATTGAGCCATCTTCTTGTGTTGTAGCAGTGCCTTGTTGTCCTCCACCAAACAATCCACCTATGCCTCTTCTTATAGAAGGACCTATGGTTCCACCAAATATACCCGGTGTACCCTCTGCTGGGTTAAAGAAGCCACTGCCACCTTCTCCACCACCAAACAACCCACCTATACCACTTTTCATACGTGGTCCTAGAGTTCCACCAAAAATACCTGTTGCATCAGCACTTGGGTTAATACCCGGTGTTCCACCAAAAAATTGACCTATTTTACTTTCACCAAAAGCTTTGCCTATCTTGCTATCACCAAAAAACTTGCCTATCTTACTATCGCCACCAAAACCACCTGATGCTGTCAGAAGATCGCCAATGCCACCTTCACCCTTTGCAATGTTTACTACAGCTTTAGCTCTGTTGTATGCAATAGCTGGTCCTTGCCAAGGACCGGGCACTATAGCTGCGACTGGGGCTATTACCTTAACTACTTTTTTTACACCTTTAGCTATTTTCTTTAAAAAACCATGTTGTTCAGCACCAGTGACTTCGTTAAGACTAGCGATACCTGTACCATATACCATTGATTCTGGGTCAATACCTACCTCAAGAGCAGCACCTTCTATAGCATCTTCCAAGGCTGGGTTGTTTTCTAACATCTCCCTAGAAACATTAATGTCTCCTGACCTGACATGAGCCATCATGTCATCTTCGCCAGCTCCTTGTGAAAGTTGGTCAACTATATCAGCTTGAGGTGCAAATGCTTTGGTTTTTGCATTTTCTATCATTCTGCCCAATAGTTCTTTTTCTTCTGGGTCAGAGGTCATGTTCATTTGTTCTTGCAACACTTGTAAAGCTTGTTGTAGCTCCATCATTTTTGCATCTGTACTACCAGCACTAGGTTGCATCATGCCCATTTCAGCATTGCTTATTGCACCACCACCTACAGGTGTAGTCATACCAGCAGCCATAGCTTGTCTTTGTTCTTGTGCCATATCTGGCATCTGTCCTGTGACAACCACTTCGTCTACAACAGACGTAGGTTGAGAAGATTTTATAGCATCATCAAATGACATGTTGCCCATGGCATAGTTATTAACCACTTCTTCAGGTGCGGTTCTGCCTGTTGTTTTTAAATAAGAATCTAAAGCTACAGCTCGTTGCTCTACAGGACTAACACCTCTTCTTGCACCTTGGTTAGCTATCATCATGTTCACGTCTTGGTCTGACATACGACCACCACCACTAACACCTCTTAACATACTAACAAATTGTGGGTCGTTTCTTCGTATGCCAGTCATTTCTTCTAAAGCTGGCATGAACCCTTCTACATCATTACCAGCAGACAACTGTGAAGCATAGTCAGATAACATTTCTTTGATATCCATATTCTGATAGAACCCTAAATCAGTTTGTCTGTTTGATAAACTTTCAGGTAAAGATATGTCTGCATAAGGTGGTTTTTGACCATCCGCCCTCATCATCATCCCTTGACGCATAGGTGTTTCTGTTTCACCTGTCAGACTGCTTATTCTTCTTTGTAGTTCTTCGCTTATAGCCATATTCTTAACCTATTGTTACCTATACTATCACTAGCTTATTGTAGCACCAACTTTACTAATGTCATGTGTACCATTGTTCCAAATCCCATCCATAGACAGGACCTGTTATGTTTACTGTAACATTGCCATCTAAGGTTACTGTTACAGCCCCTACAGAAGCTTTCGCTTCTAAACCAAATTGTGGACCTATTGTTAGGTTTACCCACTCGTCACCATCATATACTTGCAACTCTTCTGTTGTGGTATTCCATATAACGTCACCAGCAGTAAAAGAACTAGAGTTACGTTCAACGTCTGTATATTGAGGAGTAGCAGTAGTGTCAAAACGACCTAGATTCAACTCCATGATACGAACCAAGCGATTAAATGTATCTATAGATACCATTTCGCCTTGTGCTATAGGCAGTCTGGTTTCTAGTAGCTTGCCCACTATCTACGACCTGAAGTTTGTACGTCTAAACGTGTAGCACCAAGCCTCCATCTGTAATCTTTACGACTAGCAGTATTGTCATCATCTGACTCAAACCTAAGTACCAACTGTCTACTTCTGGTTCGCAAACTAGAGAAAGTGGATGTACTCGTTACTTGAGTAGTAGAGTCTGTCGTTAAGCTGTCACCATTAAAGTTTCTGCTTTTAACCACTATATTCATGGCTGGTGATGGCACTGTACCTGTTTGTGTATCAAATTTAATATCAGGTATAAGCTTTTTAACAAAAGCAAAGTTCTCGCCATCAGCTATGTCTATGTCTGCTGATTCTATAAAGACACCATCCATGGCATTGTTATCATCATTAAATCCTGTTTCATGTAAGAACAAACAACTTGTAGAAGAACTTGTGCCTGACGCTATTGGTTTGTTTTCAATACCAGCATCTAGCCAAGCATATCTAACTAAAGAACCTATGCTCCAAGAATTTTCTTCGTAGTTGTAAATAACATAACGTGAAATTTCATCAGTTCCATCTTCTAAGGAAGGATAGAAAAACCACACTTCTGAGAATTCAGTATTAACAGCGACATGACATTTGTAAGCTTGAGATACATCCAAATCAGAGAACACATAGTCTTGTACTGAACAAGGTAATTTCTGTACAGAACCATTGTAAAAATAGAAAGCATTTTTGGACATAAAGAATACACCTGTAGGTGAGTTACCAAATGCTTTAGGTCCTATCAAACCAGCACCTTCATTAATTAAATTAACTGAGAATACAAGAGGTGGTCCTATAAAGGTCATGCTATACAAACTGGTATCTGTCCATACCAACACTTCTTGTCTTGATTTAAGACCGCCAACTATAAGAGAACCACTAGACAATCTAACATCACCAGCACTGTTTGTGCTCAATGGCTCAAACTCTAAAGCATTTTCAGAGTCACTAAAGGCTATAAGCATAGGGTCTACAGCACCAGTTCTAGCACTACCACTTATTGGGTCAGCTCCTAATACTATTAAATGACGATCTGTTTCTGAAGTAATAACCTGTAAACCTACAGTGGGTACTAGGTTAGCACCAGATGTACCTGACAGGCTAACAGCTCTTGTAGACAATCCATTATTCTCTACCCATCTGTAAATACTGCCACCTCTAGGATTGATGATTAAATCTTCACCAAAGTTATCATGTGTCCACAATCTTAATTGCCCAGTATCAGACAACGCACTGGTAGAGCCAAATGTACTAGCAGACCATGTTCCAGAACCCCAACCAGCAGCTTGTACATAAACATCTAAGCCTGAGTTAATTTGGTAGACACCATCAACTCCAGAACCACCATTACCACTGTCACTACTGTTTGCAGTAACAGTATCTCCAGCTGTGTCTTTGGCTGTAAAAGTAAAAGTGTTGGTGCTTGGCACACCTGTAATTTGATATTCTTGGTTTAAAACAGCAGCTGTTATTAGACCACCTAGTGAAACAGAACCAGCTATAGTTACAAAGTCACCTACTACTGCTCCATGACTAGAATCAGTTGCTGTAATTAGAGATGAACCATCAGTAGCAGAGAAAGTTATGCCATTGGTAGTTGTAGCTCTTATAGGAGTAATATCATTGTAACTACCACCATTATCTATGTAGTATTTAGATGTAGTACCAAAACCAAGATAGCGTGAACCACCGAGTGAAATCCAACTGTGTAGTGCTCTGGCTGTGTCAAAAAATACGTTGGAACTTTTCTTAGCCCAACCGCCAATTTTTTCTACACCGCCTTTTCTGAAACGTACTAAATTACCATCGACCCAACCATTTTCATTAGAATAGTCAGTTTCTTCTTTGTTTATTCCCGGCTTAAAATTAAATTTTGTGAGTGGCATCTCTTGACTCTACCATTACTAAAATAAATTTAAGCTATTCTTATGATGGCAGCAGTCGCACTAGCTGCTGGAAAAACGACTGTAAAGTCTCCAGCTGTGCTTGTCTTGTCTCCTCCAAAATCAATAGTAGCCAAAGCTTTGTTTGAGTTTGTTGAGTTGTAAATTAGACAACCTCTAGCAGTCACTGTAGCTGTACCGAATGTCAGGTCAGCAAAATCTACAATAGCTGTAGTACCAGATATTGCTGGTGTCACGTTAGTCAACGCTGCTCCAGCTGCTGTGTAATTTGTACCAGTTACTTCATTGGTGGTTGCGTAGGCTGTTGTGCCAGCTCCCATCGTTGCTGAAGATGTGTATAAAGCTAACTTGATAGAGTCAGCTCCGTTAGTGAGATTGTGTCCTTCAACAAGAATTTCTTGTTTAAAACTTGTGCATATTGCTGATGTTATAGCCATTTCTTAAAGCTCCTTTATTATCCTAGCCATGTCTTCATGACCTTGTTGCCTTAATAAATTCACATATGTCACGTTTTTAGAATTTATTGCGTTCTTAATACTATGTAAGATTACAGTATAAACTTGATTTTGAAAAGCCATAGCCTGTTGTTTTACATGCTCTGGTGCATCCATAGAAATCTCACATATTTTCTTAGTAGCCTGTTCTGCCCAAAACTCAGGGTCGTGACCTTTGTTCTGTGTCGTATGAACATCAACTTGTCCTAATTGTATAAAACTATCTGTCATCCTTTATATGGTTCTGGTGGCTCTTCATCTTTATGTAAAACCAATCCATGTTCTGCTAATTTTTTATCAATATCTTCAAATGGCTCTATTATCCATTTGCCCTCATGTGGTACTGCTACTAATGGTTTATCTAATCTATGGAAACCATATAGTCTGTCTGTTGCTACTACATTAGAATCTAAGATTGTAGATCGAGAGCTTATTCCTACTATTATATCTGCTTCCATACACTTACATATCCAAAATTCTACACAAGCTCTGCCAGCTTCTGCAAAGTGCATGTTTTCTTTGTAAGAAAAATCTATGCCATATAGATCAATAGCACCTACCTTGTTAAATAGAGCAAAAGCAATAGCATAAGCTACTGTGTTGTTTAGATAAGCACAACGAGTAGCGTTACAAACAGCTTCTATAGGATAAACCACAGCACTAGGTACTCTTTCATCTAATTCACAGGTATATATAGGATAATCTGCTTTTGGTAGTATTCTAGTCAGAGCACTAGTTTGTTTACCAGCGTCATTACTGTCAAAAAATCGACTTGCTGGGTCTAACATAAACATTCTGTCTGTTTGATAAACAGCAGCTGCTGAGTTAATTGTCCAGACTTCATCCCAAGTTTTGCCATTTTCTAAACCTACAGCAAAGTCTACTTGCGATATACCAAGTCCAACTAAGGCAACTCTCTTACCTTCTAACGATTCAATGGGTTGCACTAAGATATGCCAGTGCGTAACTGATCATATCTATATTCATCTCGTGTGCCACGACCTTCTGATAGAGTTTTCATTCTGCCAACTGCCTCCTTAAATCTAGCCTCAAATTGACCAATGACATCAGGGGGTTCTTTCAGAAAGATAGCTCCTTCTACTAAACTTCCGTACAACAAAGCATCTGAGTAATCAGAACTTAACACTGTTGTACCGCTGTCACTACCACTCGTTAACGAGGCTGGTTTATACAAATAATGTAATTCAATAGTATATGCTGAGTCTGGAACTGGAGCAAGTTCAAAAGAAGTATCATCAAACTGTGAATAATACTTTGGTTGCCCTGTAGCAGATGAAGAAGGTGCATACTCTTTAATAAAAGAAGCATGTTTAAAATCTAAGTAATCGTATGTATTACTGCTAGTGATTGCCAAACTAAAAGGTGCATAGAAATCTGTGGGTGTAGCTAGAAACCTATTACTAGCAGTAAGAGTAGCTGAAACATTTTTTCTTTGATAAGGCAGTTGAACCATATTAAATATGCGATCTTCTGCTTCCTGTATAAATCTAGGCAGTTGTGTTGTAAAAGTAGTTTCAGAGACTTGTAAGTAGTCTTGTATTGCTGTTTTTAGTGTTGCTAGTGTAAAACTCATATGGTTATCGTGACTGTTCCTAGGCTTGCTGTCAATTCAAAAGAAGTCAAGCTAGTGCCTAACTTTCCATCTCCAACATTAGTATAGAGTGTAAAAAAATTGTTTGTGTCACTGCTTTCAATTCTTGCATCTTTTATGGCTTCAGGGTCAACTGGTGAAGGCTTAGGCATAAGTTGTGGGTGTTTAGCATCCCATTGGTCTTTACCAACCAATAAACCATCCCAAGTTTTTCTTAAATCTTTATGTCTGTATCTAAAACCTGTCAAATCACAGATTCCATAAGCGTTTTTGTTTGATGCAAAAGCCATTATGCGTTGTTATAACTTCTTAAATTAGGCGAGATATGGAATGAGCTTCTTTCTTCGTCTGTGGATAAAGCTCTATCAAACTCTTCTTCATAGATAGCTTTTAGCTGTCCTGTAAGTTGTGGTGCTCTCTTCATAGACATGTAGTACGCAAGACCAGCTGTTAGACATGGGTAGAATCTAAAAGGTAAATCCATTGTATTAGTAGCAGAGTCTGCGTCATCCATTCTAGTCAACACATTCATGTGCAAAGTGTATTTACTAGATAAATCAGGCACTGGATATACTGTGACTGTAGGAGATAACTGTTTGTTTACAAAATACTGATTAGGTTTACCAGTTGTTGATTTGTTGGTTACATGTGAATACTCAGCTCTGCTTAGTCTACTTAAAGGTATGTCAATCGTTTCAGAACCAGTTGTTTCTCTGATAAAGACATCTAGTACATCTATAGGAGCTGTAGAATTAGTGCTATCTATGTTGTAAGTGGATGTTGACGCTACCATGTCTACTGTCTTTTCTATAACAGTCCATTGGTTTAACCCTCTGTTAGCCCACTCAGCCAACATAATATTTAAACTTCTAGTTGCACTCTTTAGATCATAACCAGTGCGTAGCTCTATACCACATCTTTCAAAAGCTTCTTCTATGTATTCAGCTACATCAGGCTCAAAATTCTTACTACTACTTGTTGCCATTCTTCTTATCCTCTGGAGCGTATAGATTATCAAATGTTATGTTTGGGTCCATATAACTCTCATGTTGTTCTGCTGAATGTGTCCACTGTGAAGGCATAAAATCAGGAGCTCCTTCACCAACACGCCACAAGGCTGGGTTTGTTGCTCTTACTCTATTGTTGGGTAGAGCCACAAAGTTACCAGTCCAAGCACCAGCTTCTGTTAAATATAACACATGTGACTGTTTATGTTGAGCTGGGTCATCAGCTATCGAGTTATCTGTGTAGTCAACTGTAAACATATACTTACCTGTTACGAACTCTCCTCCTATCTTACATATCCATGGAGATGAGCTTACCCTGTCCATAATAACCACAGAATGGTCATGACTCAAGCAATCCCAAGGTTGAGCTAAGTGATCTTCCATTGGTTCTGGAGAGTTTTCTAATGGAATGTCAGCAACGAGTGCTTGTATAGGCATCCTAGCCCACATAGCCCCACCATGTACATTAGGTGCATCTTCCATGTCATCTATCTCACAACCTGTAAAAACCACCTGAAATGACAACGATCTGTCTGGTAATGTGTTAACAGCTATAGCCAAAGCGTGTAAATACTCGCCATGATAGTCTGTATGGTTTGCTGTAAATTCTTTTCTTACCCAGCATTTAAACTGGGGAATGTTTGATATTAAATACGCCACAATATTTAATCCTTATAATTTAGTTAAATCGTATAATCGCCACCTCTAGTAGCTGCACCCATGCCTCTAGCTACACCTTTTCTCTTAACAGGTCCGCCTTTTGCCATGTATTTAGTACCTTTACCTTTAGCCATACCACCTTTAGCCATGTACTTAGTGCCTTTACCTTTGCCTTTAGCAGAACCACCTTTAGCCATATACTTAGTGCCCTTGCCTTTAGCCATGCCACCTTTTTTCATACCTTTAGTACCTTTCATAATTTCTCCTATCTTCTGCCAAACAATCCCATGTTGCCTGACTTTGATTTACTTATCTTACCACCCCTTGAGGCGAATGTTGAAACATTAGTTGGTTTACCACCAACACCTTGTTTTTTTGATCTTTTTCTAGTCACAGCTGATGCTATTTGTGATTTTGACATACTTGAAGCTTTTGCTGCTGGTACACATTTAGGATATTTTCTCTTAGCATCTGCTTTTTGTTTGGTACGACCACATTTTTTATAGCCACCACCTTTTTTTGGTGAGCCTATATCAACCCAGTCTTCTTTAAACCACTTCGTCAAACTCATACTAGCTTCTCGGCATTTTAGTTTTTTTACGCCTGTCGTTCATCATGGCTCCACAGCCTCTGCCTTGTACCATTACTGAACCACCTTGGTTTAATCTTATAGCTCCACCTGTAGCTTTCTTCTTACCTTTATACTTGCCACCCATTTTTTTATACTCTTTAACCATGTAAGCATTAGCATAAGCTGATGGGTAAACATCGAACTTAGCTTTAGCCTTACTTTTAGCTTTTCTGTATAAACTTGGGTTTGATACGCTTTTAGGTACTTGTGATCTTGATATTGCCATTAGCACTTCCACCTTTTTCTTGCTTGCCTAATTCTTGAGTTAGGGTCATTTTTTGTTTTAGCAGAGCTTTTCTTTAATTGTCCAAGCGACCTTGCACAATAAGACTTACGCCTTTTAGCTGCCTTGCTACCTTTCTTAACTTTGCCTGTTACAGCAGTTTTTAACTTAGAACCGGGGTTTGCTTTGCGATAAGCAGCAACACCCTTTTTGGTCATTCCAGCACCTTTACCAGTAGGGCGGTAATTACCGCCCTTCCCAGTCGTTTTCCTTATAGGTT